GCTTTGGCTGTGCCAAGGCTTTTTTGATGGCGGCGGCAGCACCCGCCTCATACCCGCAGCGGTAAGAATATGCCTCTGCAACCTCACTGGTATAGGTTTGTGTGTCATCGTCCTCGTCCCTCGCTGCTCGGCGCTTGGCTTCTGCCTCGATCCTCTTAAATTCGCTGTCTTCGGTGTTCATGCTCCTAGCCTTTCTCCGTTTATGGCTTTGTGCAATGCAACTTTGCAAGCGAGATAGCCTGTTGTGTATTCACCCTGAAGGCTTGGCTCGGGTACTTGTCGCATCAGCCATAATAGGGCTTCATATAGTTCGGGGGCAGCAGCAATCATCCTTGCGTTTTCAAGGCGGTTGTCAGGCAGGCGCTTGTCGTGTTGCGCCGATGCCAAGGGCTTGTACCCTCCTGTACTGCCGGGGCCTTTTGCTGGGCGTATTGACGCCCCCCTGCTAGACCAAGGTGCTGGTGTGTGTTTCATGTCATTCCCCACAAGAATCCCGCCAACGCTGCAATGCCAACCACAGCAAACAGCGCCAAAATTACCGTAGCAATTGCGTACATCCAGTTCGCCAACTCATAGTCATCATCACTCATAACGTCACCTTCCTTGTTTTGAGTCCCCTGTGCGTGTAGCACTGCACTGACCCATCATCTAGTAGTTTCCACCCAGCGTTCTCACCACACAGTGTTTGTATTGCTTTCTCAAGTGTCTCTCGATCTATTTGCTCTGCTTTGTTTGCACGATAGGTAGCAGCAGCATCTTGTGCTGCTTCTATTTCAGAGGGCCAATCCAACATGTAGCTAGTAGACAAGATTCCTGTTATTAGTAACACGAGCAATAAGTTTTTCATTGCTTTACAAACACTCCATTTGGTAGTAAACTACCCTTGCGATTTTTGATTTGCAGGTATGCCACTTCAAGGCAGTCAGTGAGATTGATGTCCAACAGGGCACACATATTGATCAAACAGACTACCGTATCCCCAATAGCATCTTTGATGTCATTGGGGTTTTTTTTGAGTAAAGCATCTGCCAGTTCACCCATCTCTGAAATTGCTTTCATGTATTGAGCTTCTGGGGTAGAGTTGGGAATTATTTTTTTAGCTTCAGCCCATTGAATAATATGTAACTCTAGGTCAACAAAAGTCATTTGTTTTCTCCAAGATTTGTTGGTTCTATTTCTACTACATCCAATTTTGTAATAAGTAAACCCTCTGAAGCTAGGTGGGTACTTAGGTAATACTTGAGTGCGTTCCACCAAGTATTACTAAAAACTAATCCTGCTATCTTACGTTGAGAAGTTAAAAAATTATCTTGTTGGTGACAAGTAATGGTAATTTTAAAAGTTTGTTTTGGTTCAATACTCATATGTGTTTCTTAATGTATTCTGTCCAAGTATTTGTGTCTGCAAAAACACAGGCTTCTAATTCTTTTTTCTTTGCCCACTCCAGGTAAGTAGTGTTACTTTTTTTAGAAAGCTTTTGATCCCTATAAAGTACATACAAAATTTGTATTTCTGGATGTTGCTCTTTAATAAACAAGGCTTTTTTTCTGTCTACTGCTGCCCATAAACCCTTGGTTTCTATGTAAACGTTCTTAGTAACAGTAAAGTCAGGCGTATAAGTGTGGTTGCTTTCAGGCACAACATACTTAATCCTATCTTTTTCATATAAAAGTTTCCAACCTTTTGCTTCGCAAATAGTTTGAAATCTTTCTTCTAAGCCGCTTTTATAAATGTTGCTATTGTGTCTGCTTGGTTTTGCCATTGTTATTGTTCCGTAATTCCCCCTTTCGGGGGAAGTACGAGTGTTGTTGTTGCCTCGCTCTGCGAGGTTGTTGTTGGTTGTGGCGGTTCCCAACTATCGTTGGGTTTTTGCCAGATATAAAGTAGTTTCATGTTAAGGTGGTATCTGCTGTCATCGTTATAGAGTGCTCTACAAGCTTCGTAGTATTCATCTGGAAACAGTTCTGAAAGGGCTTTTTCTGCTTTAACTGGTCCAATACCTGAAACTCCAAAGATGTTGTCGCTTCTATCTCCAACCAAGCTTTGTATATACAAAGTTTTGAGTCCTTGATCATGAGTTACTTCTTGTGCTATTTTTTTAACAAAGTTATAGTGTTTTCCTGGTATTTGTAGCAAGTCCTTGTCTATACTGCAAATAGTAGTGTTACCACTTTCTTTGTCTTGGTCTATACCCAACTGATCATCAGCCTCAAACCCCTCACAAATAAAAGCTCTGTGTTGTGTTACTAGGAACTCTCGTACTGCTTTCCAATGCTGTGGTCTAGTGTCTGGTCTATTGGCTTTGTATTCGCTTGATAGCTCCCTTCTAAAGTTGCTATCTCCTGTAAGATAAACGCTATAGCAATCGGATGCTGTGTCAGCAAGAATGTCTTGGATCATCTGGTCAGCCCTTGCTAGGGCTACCCATTGCTCCTCTTTTTCTGCTGAAGCAGCAGCCCTATAGACTACGATATCACCATCTATAAGTGCCTTCACACTTTAACCCTATAAAACAAAGCAAGCAATTGGAGGGTAGTTGCTGTAGGCATTTGGGTTTTCCAATAGTCATAGAAACTAGCAAGCTCTAACAAGTTTACTTTTAAAAGACTCATTGGTTGCTCTATTGTTGTTGTAGTTTCTAGTTTAGCAATCAAGTCTCCTACGTAAGTGTTCATTGGTTGCTGTATTGCTTTAACGACTTTTTTAGGACGACCAGGACCACGTTTAATTTCTGTTGTCATAATGTTTCTTTCTTTAAAATTCTAACTCTAATTGTTTCCACTCTTTGAGTGCTTTGTCTTCATCTTTTTGATGTCGTTCTTTAAGTACGGCTTCAATAAACAAACAAAAAGTTTTTAATTGCCTTGTGTTTTGTTTACGAAGCCAACTTTTAACCTCATCAACTTGGGTCTTTTGCTTCTTCATTGTCTTCTTTTATTGCTTCTGCAAGATCAATGTCTCCTGCTGTATAAGCTTCAAACTTACGAGCAAAAGAAATTACTAGGTCAAGGGTAGATATTTCTAAGTCAAAAGGTTTTCCACCACGAGCAGCAACATACAAGTCTGTAGCTCTAGCCAAAGCATTTTGTCTAACAATGGCACGATCTCCATGCAAGGCAGGAATAGGAAACACTTTTTCTTTATAAGAGTTACCACTACTATAAGACCTAGTAGGCGATACAGTTGGAGTAGCAACAGTAGGAACACTACTAGGAGCAGAAGTTGCTTTACTAATAATATTCACTGCTTTAGTTTCTAGTCCGTAGGTTCCAGTACTAGCATCAAAATCAACTGTATAACCTACCGCAATGTTGGGATTTTTAAACCCACACTTAATCCAAGATCCTCCTACTTTAAAAGAATAGGTGGGTTTTACACCAAACTTAGTAGAGACTTCTTTTATAGCAGTCTCTTCTACAATACCATTCATCATTGCCATATTACATTTCTTCCATGTTAAACCAATTTGTACCGAACGATGCTCCTGCATTGAGCTTTAGAGCCAACGGCGTATTAAAAACCTTGTAAAAGTATTTGTCTGTGTCTTTTAAAGTGTCTGTTACCTCCAAAATAAATTGAACAATTGATTCTCTCTTCACATCAAACACAAGAGAATCGTGGATGGTATTAACCATTTTTACATCTTCTCTGTTTTTGAATTTGTCAAAGATAACTCCCAACATCATTGGGACAATATCTCCTGTAGCTAATCCTTGAATAGGATAGTTCTTCAATTCTGTAGGACTAAAGTTGTATGTTCTTGAAGACCAAGAAGCATCATTGTAGTATTCTGTAAATACAAACCTTCTTCCTGTTTCTGTTTTCCAAACACAAGTCCTATATTTATCAATCAAACCCTCTTTGTTTGTTAAGTAAGTAGAACAAGCTTCTACATCTTTTAGAAAGTTATTGTGCCAAGTTGCTACTGAAGGATACCTAGTATAAAAAACATCAATAAACTTTTTAGCTTCTTCTAAACTACAACCTGCTTGTTTACTAATAGCTTTAGCACCTGCACCATAGATGAGTTGAAATGTTCTACCTTTAAATGGTTTTCTTTCTTCTTTTGTAGGCATCCTTCCAAACATTGCGTTGTATAAAGCACTATGAATATCTATACCACTTGTTATGTCTGCTATTAGTCGCATGTCCTTAGTAACATGAGCTAGAGCAACTACTTCTAACTGATTAAAATCAACCTCAACAAGTAAACCACCTTCATATCTTGAAGTAAAGATTTGTTTAATGGGATTGTTGCTTATGTTTTGTAAGTTAGGATTTGTAGATGATAGTCTTCCTGTTACTGTTGCTGTGTGGTTTAGTTTGCCGTGAATAAAGTTTCCAATAGTGTGATTGCCCAATCCTTTTACATAAGTAGATAGTTGTTTAGATAGTTCTCTATACTCCAATAGCTTTTTAATAAGTTTTACAGTCTTAGAATCATGAGTATGGTCTAACATATTAGTAAGAACAGAATCATCAACAGATACTTGCCCTGTTTTTTCAGATACTTTATCTGGATCAGGGGTATATTTAATATGAGGTTTAATTACAAGTTCTTTATCTACTTGTTTGTATTTAGTATTTCCATTTTTATATGTACCCACTTCTTCTTTTACTTTTATTTTTTTAGTACCACCAAAGAAAAACTGACTCCATTGTTTAGGGCTGTTAATATCTTCAACACCCTTTAAAAGGGCACACATTTCTTCTAGGTCTAATTTACACTCAACAAATTTATTGGCTACTTCTAGAGTGTAATCAGCAAACTTAGTTGTATCAATATGTAAACCATTAAACATCATCTCAGTTGTTGCATGTAATGCTTTCATCTGAGATTGAATTAAGTTTAATTGGCCTTGTTCTACAGCAAGGTCATACTGTAAACGTGCTATTTTTAATGTGTTGTTTAAATCTTGTTTTAAATATGGTAAAAGTTCTTCTTTGGGAATCTTTTCAGAACCCAATCCAGCTTGAAAATACTTTTTAATTTTGTCATCTTTTACAGGTAAATCATATTTAATGGAAAGCTCATCTAAACTAGAAAATTTAATACGTTGACCATTGAGGATATACTCAGCCAATTGAGTATCCCAGATACTCATTTTTTGTAAGTATGTTTTAAAGTCTGCACTCTCCTTGTACAAATACATTAAATCAAAAGATATATTGTGTCCACATAAAGTAGCAGTTTCATCATATTTATAGTTTTTTAGTTTTAAGTTGTGTTCAAATTCTTTGAAGTTTTCAAAGACCATTGACGCAAAGGGTATGTCTGCCATTCCAAACAATACAATCTTATTGTCTGGGTGCATAGGATGTGCTAGTCCTATTTCTTCATTACCATTAAGTGTTGTCTCAACATCAATGGCTATAAATTTAAGTGTGGTACTCATAAGTTACTCAAATCTTGCTCTAATAGGATCTATGTTTACTATGTATTGCCCATGACGTTCTGACTCAACTTGCTTTAATCCACCACCAGGAAGTTTGTTCTTAGGAACATTGATTGTTCTGAGCATTTCTTCTTCTGGACTCTTAGGTTCTTTAAATTTGCCTATGGTTACAACTGCATCTGCTTCCCCTGGCTTGTCTGTCTTAGATCCTCTAAGAGCATCCATTCCTATAAACGGTGGGTCTTTCATTTCTACTGCTGATGCAGACAGTTGTGATGCTGCAATTACCGGGCCATAGGTTCTAGCAAGTTCTCTAGCCCACTTGTAAATTTTTCCTAGGGTAATATCTTCTCTCTCAGCTTCTTTAAATCCACCAACTTTATCAAGTTGATCAAACACAATTAGTCCAGGATTTACTTCTCTAAATAAAGTTTCTAAGTCTCTTACATGGTTAGTGTCTTTAGTTACACGTATCATGTTCTTATTTCCCCCCATTAGGGCTTCATATGATGTCATCGCTTTTTTAGAGTCAGCAATAATTGTTTTGGATTCCTGTCCTAAAGCAGCTTGAACAATGCGAAAGAACACTATAGAAGACTCTTCTTCGTTGTTTACCCAGACTACAGGACGATCTTTAGGCAGTTGTTGGGCAATGTAGCTGACCTCACTAGCTAGAAACGTAGTCTTTCCAACCTCTACTCTAGCAGCTACAATGATAAAGTTACCCAACCTGAGTGGCCCCAAAGACCTATTGAGCACATCTAAGCGCCATTCATAGCCACTGCTGCTTATTCTGTCTGCAATACTAGAAAGATCAGCACTGACAAACAACTCATCTTTTTCAATATAACGCTCTACTCTCTTGAGAGCATCAGTTGCTAAGATATGTACGTGCTCTAAGTCACTAGAGCCTTCTTTAACTTTCTCACACTCGTCCATAATTTGAGCTAAATAGTCCAACTCAATAAGAGTTTTGACTACTTCTTCATGTGCATGGTGTGGTACAAAATCTCTTGCTTTTGTTATGGTCATTCTCAACTTAACAAGTGCATCATCTGTTAATCTTTTGCTTTGATCTGCTATTAAAAACGCAGAAAAAGATTCCCAGTTAAAAATTGTAATGGAAGTAAATGTCTTGTAGTACTTGTCCATACCATCAAGAATAATATTAGTTTCTTTAACAACTACATGCGGCTTTATGTAGCGTCTATATTTTTGAAAGTTTTCTTTACTTTGAGAGCAAAGATAAATGCAGTCATAGTCCACTATGTTCCTTTGTTTAGTAACTGCTTAGTCTTCAAGCAGTTTAAGTAATTCTTTTGGAGAACATTCTTTAGGTTCTTTGTTGAAATTAAGAATAGCAATACAAACATTTTTAGAAAGAAAGTAAGTTAATTTTTTGTAAGTTTTTTCTGCTCCCATATTTCCCGCTTCATCAGGATCAAGCCAAATAAATACATGTGTAAAGGCAAGGTCGTAGATCTCTCGTAGTGTTTTATCTGAAAGAGTTGTTTTGAGTAATGCAACAGAACTAAACTTGGTATCTTTGTTAATTCTATAAGCACTCAAGTAATCTTCTGTTATAACCAAGGTTTTGTTTTGGTTATAAAACCAAGCTGCATCTCCTGTGTTTGAGTTGCTATAGTAGTAAGTTAGGTATTTGGGTACTGCTCCTTTAGTTAGATTTCTTATTTGTAAACCAGTAAGATTGTTTTCACAGTCATACAAACTAAGAGCAACTTTATTTTGTTCTCCTACGATACCATCAAAGTTTTTATGTGCTGGATCACAGTAGTACTTACACAACCAGATTTTGCCTTCAATAGATAGCTCAGTAACATTTGGTTTAGCATTAACTTTTGCTTTAGCATTTGTTTTAAAAAGCCAACCAGACAGCCTGTTTTCTAGGTCTGTAGCATACCCAGACTCACCGCAATGGTGGCAATAAGCAACCAAACCAGTTTGAGTACGCTTAATATACAACCTACGTTTAGTATCTTGACCAAAAGAACAGTTGGTGTGGTTGACATGCAACTGTTGCCCTATGTTATTAGGAGCGTTTTCTAGTATGAACTTACGGTCTATCACTAGTTTCTTTCTTAAAGCTCAAAATAAATAGCCCTCCATTACTATGGAAGGCTATGTGGTTTTGTAGTTTTAATTTATATCTTTGCCGTAGATTTTTATAAATAGCTCATCAGCCACTTTTCTTTGCGTGTCATTAAGTTTGTTTAAGTAAACAACAGTAAATGCTTTGCGTAAAGAACAGCCAAAAGACAGTTTTTTACAGATGTTAAACAAAGACCTGGGAGAAATTGTCAAGTTAAACTGTCCTGCAACATACCCCTGCCTAATAAGGTTGGCAAGTTTAACAAGTTCCTTGGTTGTTTTTTCAGTGATGATCTCTCCCCACTTGTTTAGCAACATCTTTTCTTCAATGTTTGGAGGAAGATATCCAATGTAGATTGCTGTTCCAAACCGATCCAAGGTAGCACTGTTCTGAACATTTGTTCCTGCATGTGCTCCTGTGTCGTCACCTTGACCTTGTGTGTTACCAATAGCAACAAGCCTAAAATGCTTGTGAGGCACGATTTGCTTTTCACTAGTACTACCGGGCATCTCCTTCAAGAAAAGCTTGCCATCGTCCTCTAAGAGCCACTGTAGGCCCATTGCAATTTCGGGAGGGGTAACGTCCCACTCATCCCAAGCAAAGACGGCCCCATGCTTAACGGCTTCTGTTACAGAACCATCTACCCACACTGTTGTTCCATCTTTAGCTGTTAGCTGCCCAAAGATCATAGAAGAATCCATGTCTCCAGTACAGTTTATACGGATAAATGGACGCTTAGTACGAGCACAAAGCTGCTCAATAAGACTAGATTTACCAGACCCAGTAGGTCCAAAACACAAGACTTTTTCGTTGAGTTCCCAAGCTCTAAGAATGTTGCTTGCATGTTCTCTGTCAAGAACATAGTTGTTGTCAACTGTTGGAATAAAAGAACTAATTGTTTTATCCCATTCATAGTCATTGAAAACAGTAACACCAAAGTCTTCATCTTCAACAAGAGATTTGTCATTAATAACATCTGACAAACGTACTTGGCCTACTCCTAAAATGCTCTTACTAAAATCTAAGGACACTTTAGGACACATTGATTCTAAAATAATTTCCATAGTTTCTGTAGCAGGAGTAATACTAAGAGCAGCTATTTTGCGCTTGTCCATTGCTTCTTTCAAAGCTTTTTTAACTAAATCTTCAACTTTTTCACTAGACATTTAAAACCTTACTTTCTATGAGAGAGATCAACTTACTCGGAATTTCATTTGGGTCATTAATAACACTGTTTGCTTTGTAATAATCACAAACAGATTTACTACACAAACCCAAACCATAGATACTTACTTTCTTTGCTGCTTCTATTTCTTTAATAACTTTTAAAGTAAACTTTTCTAAGCCAAAAGAACTTTTAGAAGCTGCAGGACTACCATCAGACATAACTATTAGTATTCTTTTCTTTTCCTTTCTTTTTAGTAACCTATCATATGCCCACAAAATGTTTTCACCATCTGGATTACCTGCCATAAAATTACTACTTGTAGCAAAATACTTTGTCAAGTCTTCGGTACTTACTTTAAGATTTGAAAAACTTTTATAGATAAACATCATTGGTGATACTTCTGATTTTAAATCTCTACCATCTGTAAAACCTAGTATTTCTATTGGTACAGTTAGAGTGGAACAAACCTCATTGAGAAGTAATGCTGAAGCTAGTGCGTTGTAAGCTTTGGTTCCTCCCATTGAACCTGACATATCAATCAATACAGTAAGTGCAACATCACGTGTTTTATTCTCAATTTTTGTTTTAAAGATTTTGTCACTAAAACCTGGAGCCTTAAAACAAATTCTAGACAGTTTTGATTGGTCTAGTTTTCCTTTTTTTGTTCCATATTGAGTTTGTACTTTAGCTCTAATTTGAATTAGCTTTCTAACTTGTTGTGCAAAATTTTCTTGGGTAACTAACTTAGACTCCACTTCAAATTTATACCCCTTAAGAAATTTATCATTGTTAATAGTATTAAAATAAACATCTTGACCCAGTTTATTTGGATAATCAATAACAATAAATTTGTTGTAGTCTGTAACATCCCAATTTACTACACTAGAAAGATCAACAGGTTTAAAGTTAATAACAACTTTGCCCAACTCATCGCCTTCTTCAGGCATAGTCAAAGAAAAATTATCGAGGTCTTCTTTGGTAAGAACAATCTCTAAGATTTGATACTCTTCTTCTTTTAACCGTTCTTTTTTTTCGGAACTGTCTAAATCACCAGTTTTAATATCATCTTTTGTACTTTCTTTTGGTATTTCTTCATCTTTGTCGTCTTCATAATCCACGCTAGACGACTTACCTTCCACTTCACTGAGCATTGGTTTGTTTTTAGTATCATCTGTAGCCTCTACTTTTACAGGTTTTTCTTTAAATGTGCATTTTTTCCCTATTTCTGTAAGAATATCAAAAGCTAATTGATATGTTGTTTCAGTACCTAGTCTTTTCTCAAGTATTTTATGACAAGCAATAAGACGATCACTGTAGTTATTAAGAACATTTGTTATTTTTTTGTCTGGTATTGTTGTGCTAGTACTCAGTTCTATACTAGGAAAGAAAGAGCTTGACAGTTTAGTTTCCCAACATAATAGTGCTACAGTTATTTTTGAAACAGGACTATTTTCTTTTTTTGCTTTGTTTAAAATAACAGATATTATTTTTGAGGTAGTTTCATCGTAGTTGTTTTTAAAACCTTTATACTCTTTTGCTTCAATAGCATTAACTCTAGAATCTTCTAGAAAATTCCAGACAAAAGCTAAGATGTTGTTAGCAAGAACTTTCTTTTCTTTTAATACTTCAAAACAACTAAATCTATCGTGAGCAACTTCATGGTCTACAGATGCCATGAGTTCTTTTAGTTGGTCTTCAGTAGTTTTGTAAGTAATTTTAGGCAGATAAATTGTTTTACCATCATGCCTAGGTTTATTTTCTTCTTCAAATACTACAGCAAGGCCAGATCTACCAGCACTTGCTCGTATGTATTTCATTACCTCAATAGCTTGAGTAAGCATTAAACACTCATTAAAAAGTTATGAACTTCTTTATGAACAACACCTTTATCTAAGTGTTCTGGAACACTGCTTAATAGCCTACAGATACGGGCTACATAATCAACTTCAGTCACTGTTTCTTTAGTGTCTGTTTTCAAATCTTTAATTTTGTTTTGAAGAAATGTTTTACCATGAAACTTTCCATTGTCATCAATTAGTGTGATACCCAACTTCAAAGCTCCAAGTACTACACTCTTGCCTGATCTCCAAGGACCGGGCATAAATGTAATTTCAAAGTCTTTCTTGATCAGTTTTTCAGTCTCCCGTAGTTCTTTAGCAAATGTTTCTAAAGTAGCATGTGTGTATGCTACGTTAATCATTTTTTCATAGGTACTGGTAGCTGATGCATCTGAAACTAAGCTTTCAGTTGCTGCTGTGTACAACGTCGATGGTGTATCCATGTTTTCTCCAAAACGGGCACGATTACCCTACATATCTCACTGTATTTAAACAATGAGATATATAAGTCTTTTATTGCCAAGCAAGTGTGTGTCTAGGCCACAGGAACATACTGCTTTTCTTAGCTCCCAACTCTACTAACTCGTTTTCTGTCCACAGTTTCATAGGGTTGTCGTTGCTAAACCCCGGTGTAACATAGCACGGCAAGGTGTAGTGTGGTAACAATGTTATGCCATTTAGCACATAAACTGTTTGTTCTGTTTTGTCGCTGATATCTGCTCTCATAATATCTTTCATTTGTCAAACTCACTCATTTCACCATCATAAAACCAATTAAGGTACGTATATATTCCATGCATAAAACTATTGTCTGTCTCGTTTGTTTCTTCTAAACCTGCTTCTTCCAAAGTAATTTTTTCTACTTTTGGAGAATCTTCCCAATTCATCTCATCAACAAGGTCTAATTGATTACAGATGTCTGATGTTTTCACAATAATAACTCCTATATTAAGTTAAATAAACTAAGGGCGAAGCCTCACGGCCCCCCCTTAAAGGGGCCGGGAGGTTAGCCCCTTTGTAAGCAAGCACCGACCCTAGCGGCCCGTATGCCAAACCGCTTGGCGGTTGGCATCTCGGGTTGCTGGGAGGGGCGCTATCAATCTCCACCAAAGATTTCATCTTGACAAGGTTGGCAGATACCACTGATACCATATTCTTTTTCTGAAATATGATTACGAAAGCCTAAGTTATTAACTTTCTTTTTGCAGTTAATACATAGACCAGCATTGAGCCATGCTTTTGTTCCTGGGAACATATGCTCTAGTGCGTCCACCATCTCTGGTGATTTGTTAGACAAGGGTGTCTTCATTTATCTTCTCCTTCTATAGTTACGTAGTCGGGCGCATCTTGGCGCTTAAGTACTACCATTTTGCATAGCAACTTGCGGTATAGCTTGGACGCAACGTAATCAACCAAATCCCCAAAAGCATTGTCTGACATGTGCTCATCGTTGTTGTTAAGTGTGGCAAGCACGGCAAAGTCGCCGTCCTCTCGGTGGTATCCGATTGATACAGTTTTCATATAGTTGTCCTTTTAGGATTGAGTTGCTTTAACTCTTCTACATTGCTAATGAGCATGTAGTTGCTTTTATTGATGGGTGCTATGGTGTGCTGCACCTTACGTGCCAAGACTTCACCACAGGCCATACAGGTAGGTCTAAATGCCTTTGACCTGTGTGGCTCTACTCTTACCGCATAACACGACATACAGATTGGAAGATAGTTCTCGTTCATGTGTTTTTACCGTTCCTACTTACTCAATCAAATTAGAAGAAATAGCAACAGTACATGAGATTAATCCCAAGAAACCAAACACATCAATTAAAAACTGAGTTTCTAAGTAGTCGTGTTGAAACAGTATTGCAGATAAACCCATGCCCACAAAGCAAGTAAAACCTATTAATGATGAAAGTTTTAAAATCACAATATATTCTCCTATTAATAAATAGTACGATTACTATCCCATTTGTCCACAATTGGGGTAGAGAAGTTGTTACTAGGAACAAACTCTTCTAAACCAATAAAGATGTTCCACTCTTCCTTGCTAAGAATGTCTATGTCCTGATCGAGTAGCATCTCTACTACTTTATCCATAGAGGTTTCAATCAACGAGCTATGTTTTACCCCGAGATCAAACTCGAAGTCAGTAATGCCATCACTCGCTTTGCGAATGACAGCATTGTTATTGAGAAGAAGTGCGTGGTACATAGTGGTGTATCTCCAAGAAAGAGTATGAACAGAAAAAAAGGTAGTAGCTATTAACTACTACCTTTAATCAACGCACTATCAAGAAACCTTGCTACGTGCCGCTGCATCATCCTTGAGGAGAGAGCGAACAATCTTGATATCAGTGAAGATGTCCCGAACCGCTTGTGAACGAGGATTGTCAAACTTTTCCATGCTCCAGAGAGCATTAGCAATCAGTTGCTGTGCGAGAAAGATCTGCAATCCTGCAGGTTTGCCTTCCGACAGTTTGTTGAAAGCGTTGAAGTCGAAGTCGTTTTGCTGTGCCATTTGAAGCTCCTTGGTTGGTTAATGAGGAGGGAGGTAATTCGCCCCCCTCACAGGAGCCGGGCGTGAGGGCAAGCCCCGCAGGGGCGTAGTCGCCGAAGGCGATTGCCAAGGCAGAAAGGCGCAGCCCGTAGCCATGCCATAAAGGAGCAGAGCGACGACTGGCGTGGTTTCTGCAAAGTGAACGGAGCGAAGCGGAGAGAACGGTGGCAACCCGAACAAGAGGCGGGGGGGGCGTATTATCGGAACCTTATTAGCTTGAAAAGGACGAAAGGCTGTGTAGGAAAGGATGGAAATAAGTGGGAATGTAAGAGGAAAGAACTGTGAGATTAGATGTGGTGTCTTAGAGCCACGATGATGGTGTACCTAGGGGTTGGTATCAAACAATGTTTATCGTCGAAGGAAGGGCTGTTTAAACAGGTCCTAGAGGCATTGACGGTCGAGGAGAATGCTCGCACTCTCCGAGTGCTCCGCGTATGAAGGAGAAGAGGAATGAGGTTGGTAAGGAATGAGGTAAGTTATTGATTGGTAAAGGGTTGCATAAAACACCCTAAATGTATATACAGTATACACCTACTTGTTGTAGAAATACAACAGTAAACAACTACTACAAAAGCTTTAAGTAGGTGGTGGTAGTAGGGGGAAGGGTAGGGTATACCCCTAGCGTTATAGTAGGGGGGAGGGGGGAAATGTTATTATAATAAATATATATATATAACAACTTATAACAATTGTTATAAGAAATAAACAAGGGGGGGATAGTACTTATAGTAGTTATATATATATATATATATATATATATAGCTATATATAGGTATACCTGTGTAACTACATACAGTTGTTCTAGGAGAACAAGTACTTGCTCTCATCCTAAAAGGATGATACAGTAGTAGGAGTTACAAAAAAGGTTAAAAGATATGAAAAGAAAGGTATCACTTGATCGTAGATACAAGAAGTCTGTATGGACAACTAACCAAAGGTTAGAAGCTGTCAGTACTTACTTGATGTTAGGATCAATGACAGAGACTGCCATTGTTACTGGTATTCCACTACCAACCTTAAAGACATGGAGATACCTAGAATGGTTTAAGGAGTATGCTCTTCAGCTTCAAAGTGAAGATGTTCAACAAATGGACTCTAATCTCAGGAGAGTTGTAGATAAATCACTTAAAGCAGTAGAGAATCGTTTAGACCTAGGAGATGCTCAGTTTAATCAAAAGACAGGGAAAATCACTCGTATTCCTGTTAAAGCACATGTAGCCTTAAAAATCACTACTGAACTCCTCAGTAAAAGAGAGAAAAACAAAGAGAGTCCTATGAAGGAACACCTAGAGAAGACTATTGATGACAGGCTACTTAAACTGTCAGAAGAGTTTGCTAGGTTTGCTAATACCAATAAAAAGGTATCAAAAGAACTTTTAGATGTTGATGTTGTAGCTACAGAAGTAACAACTAGTGTCAATTAAACCGAGTACATCTAAGCTCAACTCTTCAGTTATGGAAGGGTTTGTCAACTCTATCCTTAGAAAGAACTTTGATAAACCTGCTCCTACTCCAAATTTCCATAAAGAGATATGGGATTTTGTTACTAGTAGCAGCAAGCAAGTAGCCATAGCTGCACCTCGGTATCATGCCAAAAGTACTGCAGTAACTCATGCATATACCCTAGCTTCAGTTCTCTTTAGAGAGTCTAGGTACGTCCTTATAGTCTCAGATACTGTTACCCAAGCTGTTCAGTTCCTAGGAGACATTAAGAAAGAGATGCTAGACAACGAAGACTTGAGGTCACTCTTCAGCATTAAAGATGGTCCATTCCCCAAAGATACGGAAGATGACTTGATTGTTGAATTAGAAGATGGACATACTTTTCGTATTCAAGCTAAAGGTTCTGAACAGAAACTTAGGGGTTTAAAGTGGGCTAATCTTCGTCCTGATCTCATCATTGGTGATGATATGGAAAACGATGAGATTGTTATGAACAAGGACAGGCGTACCAAGTTCAAACGATGGTTTTATGGTGCTCTCATTCCTTGTGTTTCATCTACGGGTAAGATTAGGATTGTAGGAACTATCCTCCACCTAGACAGTCTTTTAGAGAACTTAATGCCCAACTCTCAGTTAAGTTCTCATAGGGGTGTTAGGAGCCTTATTCAAGAAGACTTGAAGGAGTACTCTCTAAACGTATTGCCTTGGAGATCCATCAAATACCGTGCTCATACAGATGACTTTAAGACCCTCTTGTGGCCTGAAATGAAGTCTGCTGCAGAGTTTAAATTGCAGAAAGATGACTACGTTAGGCAGGGATTGGCTGATGTCTACTCCCAAGAAATGCTCAATATCCCTATGGATATAACCAGCACTTTCTTTAAAAAGCTTGACTTTGTTCCTGTAAAGCCAGAAGATCGCAAAAAAAAACTGGTGTACTATGCCACCTGTGACTTGGCAGTATCCCAAGCACAAACAGCAGATTACTCTGCTTTTGTTGTAGGTGGCATGGATGATGAAGGAAGACTATACTGCATCCATGTTGTTAAAGAACGCATGGATGCCTTAGAAATTGTAGATACAATTTTAATGCTGCAAAAGATTTATAAGCCCGTACTCTTTGGAATCGAGCAGGGTACTATTCAGAAAGCTATTGGCCCATACTTAAATGAGGAAATGCTCAAGCGAGGAGAGTTTGTCAGTATTGTATTGTTAAAACCAAGCGGTGACAAACTTACTAGAGCTAGGAGTATTCAAGCTCGTATGAGAAGCGGAGCCTGTAAGTTTGATAAAGAAACTGATTGGTATCAGGACTTTGAAGATGAGCTACTCAGATTTCCTAGAGACAAACATGATGACCAAGTAGATGCTTGGGCTTACTTGGGCTTGATGCTTGATAGGATGTGGGAAGCTCCTTCTGAAAAAGAAATTGAGGAAGAAGAGTACGTGGCCTATTTAAAGGAAAACAACAAAACTGACTCAGGTCGTTCTGTTACTTGTGGGTACTAAAGACATGAAACTTAAAGATAAATTTAAAATTGAAGACCTCATGTATGAGGCCAATATTGCCGAGCTTTTAGGTAAAGAAGATCTTCAAACAATTGGCTATCAAATAGTTTCAGATTTTGATAATGATCTTTTATCCCGTACCCAATGGGAAAAACGAACAGAAGCTTCTTTAAAACTTGCTCTTCAAGTAGCTGAAACTAAAAATTTTCCTTGGCCTAATGCAAGCAATGTTAAGTTTCCCCTTATCACTATTGCTGCACTTCAGTACCATGCTCGTAGTTACCCTGTTTTAATTGACAGTGACTTGCCTGTAAAGTGCCGTGTTATTGGAGATGATAAAGATGGACTTCGTGCTCTTCGTGCTGCTCGTGTAGAGCAACACATGAGCTACCAACTTCTTGAAGAAGATGAAGATTGGGAATCAGAAATGGACAAGGTTCTTATTACACAACCTATAGTAGGCTGTGCTTTTAAGAAAACCTACTTTGATCCTATTCGTAAGCACAACATTTCTGAGAATGTTCTAGCTAAAGACTTGGTTGTTAACTATTGGACCAAAAGCCTAGAGACAGCTAGTCGTATTACGCATGTGCTCCAGATGACCAAGAACGAAATCTATGAGCGAGTAGCTCGTGGATTGTGGCTAGAAATATCAGAAGACAAGCAACAACAATCTGCTTCTATTCTTGCGGGTAGTGGCTTACAGAACCTACAAGACAAGATCCAAGGTTTAACTCCTCCTGAACCCAGCGACTCAAGCACTCCAATAGAAATTCTTGAACAGCACTGCCATATTGACTTTGATGATGATGGCTATGCAGAACCATATATAGTCTATGTTAGAAAAGACAACAAACAAGTAGCCCGAATTGTAGCTAGGTACACCAAACCCGATGTTGAGTACAACAGTAAGGACGTAGTACTCAGTATTAAAGCAGAGCAGTACTTTACAAAGTACCCTTTTGTTCCTTCTCCTGATGGTGGATTCTATGACTTAGGCTTTGGGGTTCTTCTTGGACCTCTTAACGAGTCTATCAACACAATTGTTAACCAATTGGTAGATGCAGGAACAATGTCAAATACGGCTGGAGGATTTCTTAGCCGTGGAGTCAAACTTAGAGGAGGAAGTAGTTCTTTTAACCCTATGGAATGGAAACCAGTAGACACTACTGGTGATGATTTGCGTAAAGGCATTGTTCCACTGCCAGTTAGGGAGCCTTCCCAAGTACTCTTTACCCTTTTAAACCTACTAATCAACTACGGGGAACGAATTGGAGGTTCAGTAGACATCCTAACTGGGCAAAACCCTGGTCAAAACACCCCTGCCGAGACTACTAGGACTATGGCAGAGCAGGGAATGAAGGTGTTTAACGGTATTTTTAAGAGAACACACCGTAGCTTAAAGCAAGAGTTTCGTAAACTGTACCGTCTTAACCAGATATTTGTTACTGATAACACCAAGTACTTTTCAAACGTAGAAAACCAAGGAGTTATATTGGCAACAGACTATAACGGCCCAGTTACAGACGTTATGCCTACTGCTGATCCTAGTGTTACGTCTGATTCACAGCGTATCCAACAGGCAATGGCTATTGCTCAACGAGTAAGCACTGCTCCCGGTCTTTACAACCGATATGAAGCAGAGTATGCATTTTTGAAAGCAATGAAAGTTACCAACATTGACAAACTTCTTCCTGATCCTGCTGGTCCAAATGCCATACCTTCACAACCAGATCCCAAGCTCCAGATAGAACAGATGAAAGCTGAAACCAGAAAGGTTGAGGCAGAACTAGCCATGAAAATGGGGCTTCTTAAACTTATGGGTGAAGCAGAACTCAACCAAGCAAAGATTAAAAAGCTTGAAGCAGAAGCAGAATCAACCAAAATTGGTATTGCTACAGAAGGACAGAAGATACGTATCCAAGAAATCAACAGCCAAATTGGATTACAAAGAGAACGTAGAGAAGGTATTCTTAGTTCTATAGATACCATGAACAAGGTCTATTCGTATATGACGGAAGACCAAAAGAGGCAACAACCCTCCCAGATGCCACAAGAAACGTCAGAAATGACTAGTGTGGACAACATGGGAGAGATGAAGCAAGCAGAGCAACAGCTATTACAGTAAATTTTAAGGAGTAAAAATGCCTATTGAGTTAGTTACTTTAGAAAGTTTTGAAGAATGGAAACATCATCCAGTTACTAAGCGGATTATGAAGATGTTAGTAGCAGACCGAGAAGCTATGAAAGAGGGTCTAATTAGCAATTCATATCAGGAAGAAATGGAAGTAAAAGGTAGGTGTCGAGCCATTGCTAACATACTTAATATTGAGTATGAAGATCTGTTTGAAAACAAGTAAAAAGGAAGTTTATGAGTAATGAGTCAGGAATCAACCCTTGTGGTTGGAGAGTTTTAATCAAACCTCAAGAAGTAAAAGATATTTCTAAGGGTGGTATTATTATTGCTACAGAAGTTTCTAAAGAACGGGAACAAATGGGCAACACAACTGGCGTTGTAATCTCTATGGGAAAACAATGCTATGCTGACGAACCTGCACCCTGGTGTCAGGTTGGAGATAAAGTAATTTTTGCAAAGTATGCTGGCTTGCTTTACTTAGGTAAAGATGGGAGTCAATATAGAATGGTCAACGACAAGGACATTACAGGCATCCTAGATACTGATGTGGACCTAGTTGATCCTTACCTTGCAAAACACTAAAAGATAGGAGTAAGATATGGAAAATGAAGTTAGCCAAGAAATAGAACCTAAAGTTCTACAGGAAGCAGAATCCCAAGGATGGGTTCCAAAAGAGAAGTTTCGGGGCAATGAGCAAGATTGGGTTGATGCCAATACTTTTGTAAAGCGTGGTCGAGAGATTCTTCCTATTCTTCGTAAGAACAATGAGAACTTGATCAAAGACCTAAACAGCACAAAAGAACAACTTAAAGAGTTTCGTGAAGCTGCTGAAGAGTTTAAAAACTTTCAAAGAGAAAGCTATGAACGCAAGGCAAATGAATACGAAAGGCGTATTCAAGACATTAAAGATAGCCGTGCTCAAGCCATTACTGATGGTGATGGACAGAAAGTTAGTGCTTTAGATGATGCATTAGATGAAGCCAAGGAAAACTTTAAAGAGGCCAAACAAGCCGTTAAAGATGTAATTAGTACAAAAGAACCTGATCCAACACCAGCAACAGTTGACCCAAGTCTTCAAACTTGGCTTGACAACAACGCTTGGTTTGGTCAAGATCGACGTATGACGAGCATGGTTAATGGCATAGGAGAGAATCTCCGTATGGAATTTCCGGGTCTTAAAGGACAAGCCTTTCTTGACAAGTTAGATGAAGTTTTGGTAGAAGAGTTTCCAAATAAGTTTGGTACAAAGAAGCAAAGTTCTTCAGGAAATAGTCGTGTAGAGTCTGGTTCAGGTAGGCAAAGTCGAGCTAATGGCGGTAGTCATAGCTATGAAAACCTTCCTTCTGATGCCAAAACTGCTTGTGATCGGTTTGTTAAGCAGAAGCTTATGACCCGAGAACAGTATGTACAGGACTTTGATTGGAACTGATTTAATACCAACTTAACAGAGGAAACAACATGCCAGCAGCACTAACTTACCAAGAAAAAGTAGAGCGTATTAATGCTAAACTTTTAGAGAAACAAGAAGGATCATCCCCTGCCGTGGATGGTGCAACTCGTAAACGTAGAAATGTATTTAATGGCACAGAAGCCAAATTAGGTGTAAGATCACAGATTCCTGGATACCATCTTCACATCTTCACAGATGTTGGTAGTAGGGTCCAAGAAGCCATAGATAGTGGTTATGAGTTTGTCACCCCTACTGAAATTGGTGGTGTGAGTGAGAATGTAGTTAGTCGCAATGGCGACCTTGGAGAAAGAATTAGGTATCTTGTAAACCCTCGTGCTGAAGGCACAGAGCAGTTTGGATACTTAATGAAAGTTCGGCAAGAATGGTTTGAGGAAGATCAAGCTGAACTTCAAGCAAAGAACAATCGTATTGATTCTGCAATTCGTAAAGGCAAGATGGGTGGCGATAGTCCACAATTCTATGTCCCGAATGGTGGCATCAAACTCACATGAAATTTTATTTAGGAGTTTTAAATGGCTAACGAAAATCGACCTTCTGGTCTAAAGCCCGTCAGCTACCTCAATGGAGCACCTTACACAGGACAAGCTCGGTTGTATTCGGTAGCTTCTGGTAATGCTACGGCAATGTACATTGGTGATCCTGTTACCCTTAGTGGTACAGCAGATGCTAATGGTGTTGCAGGTATCTCAATTGGTGTTGCTGGATCAGCAATTATTGGTGTTGTAGTTGGTTTTCTAGTTGCTGTTCCCGGCGTAAGCTTGGTTGCTGCAACACTAGACCTAACTGTTCGTAGGATTCCAGCCAGTACTGCTGCTCAAGTCCTAGTAGCTGATGATCCAAACCTAATCTTTGAGATTCAAGATGGACAAACTGTAGCTACGGCTCTTGTTGACATTGGTCAAAACACAAACTTTCTTGTGGCTGCTGGTGCAACAACTGCTAGTGACTCAGGAACTACAACTGCTGCTACTCTTACTGCTTCTACTACCGCTAACTTGAAGCTTATGGGGTTTGTACAACGGATTGATAACACTCCCGCTAGTGCCTACGCAAAGTTGCTAGTTAAGATTAACAATCATGTCTATGCCAGTACTGGCACAGCAGGCATCTAATTAAGGAGAATAGATTATGGCTGGAATTATTACAACCAGTTCCCACCCCAAAGCACTTTGGCCTGGAATCAAAGCTTGGTGGGGACAAATGTATGATGAGCATCCCGAAGAGTTTTGCGATATTTTTGATAAAGACACTTCTACTCAGAACTACGAAGAAGATGTCCAACTGACAGGATTTGGCCTTGTGCCAATCAAGTCAGAAGGCTCTGGTGTTCAGTATGACTCTGAAGTTCAAGGCTTTACAACTCGCTACACTCATGTTGCATATGCAATGGGGTACATCGTAACTAAAGAGGAAATGGACGACAATCTTTATGAGGTTGTTTCCAAAAAACGTGCGGCTGCACTTGCTATGTCTTTCCGTCAAACAAAAGAAAACATTGCTGCTAACGTCTACAATCGTGCATTTAATGCTACGTATCTTGGTGGGGATGGCAAATCACTTTGCGCTACAGATCACCCCAATACAACGGGTGGAACGTGGGCTAACAAGCCTACTTCAGATGCCGATTTGTCTGAGGCTTCTCTAGAAGACGCAGTTATTGCTGTTATGGGCACAACTAATGATCGTGGACTATTGGTTTCTATCCAACCTAATAGCCTACACATTGCTCGTCAAGAAGTGTTTAATGCTCAACGCATCCTTAACTCTAGCTACCAAGTAGGTAACTCCAACAATGACATTAACGTCATTAAGTCTGGTAATTACATCCCTGGTGGCTTTAAGGTAAACCACTACTTTTCAAGTGCTCATGCTTGGTTTCTTCGGAACACAATTCCAGGGGGTACTGGCATGAAGTACTATGAGCGCCATGCAATTGCCTTTGACCAAGACAATGACTTTGATACCATGAACGCTAAAGCAAAAGGCTACGAACGCTATTCATTTGGCTGGTCTGATCCTCGTGCTATTTTTGGTGTAAATGGTCCGTAATTGTTCTTAGTAACAACTCCTCTCTCACAAGGAGAGGAGTTTTAAAAGGAGTACACTATGAGCTATGAACGTGAAAAAGAAAAGGGCAAGCGCCCTGAACCTATGAAGAGATCACCTAGCAAATCTCCTCGTAAAAAATATTAGCACTTGTGCTACCCTGATGATGACGCTATCAGACTAGATAGTGTTGTTTGTTAACACTTATGTCAACTTAGGAGTTTAAAATGGCTTTGCCCCAATCCCCCGCATCTAATTTCCCCGGTGGTTTTAATAACGTAACCATTCGTGGTGTTCCAATTACACAAACCCATCCCGGACAAGTCTACTGGCTATCTAACGCTTCTGCGACTCTTCTCCCTGGTCAAATAGGTGGTTCTGATGGTAATCCAGGAACTTTTAATGCTCCCTTTAAAACACTAGAGTACGCTATTACTCGTTGTACTGCTAATCGTGGTGACATTATTTGTATCAAACCAGGACATGCTGAAACAATAAGCAGTGCTACTGCTCTTATGTTTGATGTTGCTGGTGTAGCAATTGTTGGTTTGGGTTTGGGTACTAAGCGTCCTACTTTTACTTTGGACACTGCAGCAACAACTACCATTCCTGTATCTGCTGACAATATATCAGTTCTTAATTGCCGTTTTATTGGCAACTTCTTGTCTATTACTTCATGCTTTACAGTAGCTGCTGCTGCCAACTTTACCATTGACAACTGCTCATTTACTGATACAAGTGCTATCCTCGGTTTCTTGTCGGTAGTCAAAACTACAGTAAGTGTCAACTCTGACTTCTTGCAAGTATCTAATTGCTTTATTAAATCAGATGCTACAACTAAGAGTGTTGCTCCCATTGTTGTGCTTAACACAATGACAGGTTTGACATTGACTGATAACCTAGTTGTTCAAACTGTTGCTCAAAACAACGTGTCTCAGTTCTTGAGTCATGCTGCACTTGTTATGACTGCTGCTTTGATTTCAGGTAATAAGGTATATAGCGTTAATACTGATAGTGCTACTGGTGCTTTCTTGGTTACTACTTCTGCTATTACTGGTTCAGGTATCATTCAAAACAACGTAGTTCGTGGTTTAGATGTTGCTGGTGCTTTGATGATTACCGCTGCGGCTGTTCAATATGGGTTGTTTAACAACCTTTATATTGGAGATGTTGGATTCTCTGGATTTGTACTTCCTGCTATTGGTACGGATTAATATAAACAAAATTGTAAAAGAAGAGAAATCTTCTTTTACGTTTTGTAAGTACTAGTCTAAAACTTTATTTAGGAGTCAAACATGAGTAACACTGTTTTTATTAAGAGTGGCGAACAACCTCGTTACTTTGCTTTTGGTGGAGTAAACTCAACAACTATTGTTGCTGCTTCTTCTCCTATCTACAAAGAAAGCCCCTATGGTGCTTTCCAAGCTATTGTTACTGGTACTGGTGCTGTAACAGCAACCATTGAAATTCAAGTATCTAACCAACTTGATACCTTTAATGCAGTTAAAGCCAATTGGATAGTTATGGGAACAATTACTTTAAGCGGTACTACAACAGCTACAGATGGGTTTACAACAGTTTGTCCTTGGAAATACGTAAGAGCTAATGTTTCTGTTGTTACAGGTACAAGTGCAACTGTTGAAATTATTATGGGTGTATAGTTATGAGCGTTATTGCTGATAGCAAATATGGGGGGTTTGAAGAACCAAGACCACCTACTATTACACAGTACGGTGTAGCTACAGATTTGTACGGAGTTACTTCTGATCCTTACATAGACTCTCTTTTGTTACTAGAAACAGAAGACCTACTACTACAAGAAAACAGTAGTAACATTTTGTTGAACTAAGGATACTTATGACTTCAACTGTATTTACAAGTGGAACAGTTATTGTGTCTCCTTGGCTCAATGATATTAACGCTGCTATCTATACGGCTATTGCAAATTCAAGTGGTAGTCCACCCACTACTACAGCACAAGTAGTAACAAACCTAAGTCAAGCAGGTGGACTAGCTACACAAGATACAGCACAAACCTTAACTAATAAAACTTTAACAAATCCAACAGTCACTACAGGAACATTTACCAGCCCCGCATTAGTGACACCTGTGTTGGGTACAGTAGCCAGCGGCAATATCAGCGCCTGCACCAGCACTAGCATGGTCATGGTTACGCCCGTTCTAGGTGCAGCCACCGGCACTAGCTTGGCAGTAACTGGTGCAGTCACATCATCTGGCACAGCCGGTGTTGGTTACGCAACAGGCGCTGGCGGTGCTGTAACTCAAATAACCAGCAGCACCACGGGCGTGACGCTAAACAACACAGCTGGTTCTATTACTTTGGTGAGTGCAGCCGGATCACCTACTCTTGCATCTTTCACAGTCACGAATAGCAC